CCCCACGCGTAGTAAGTGGCAGATGTAAGCGTAGCATCTCCTGTTACGGTCGCTGACGCATTTAGGCAAGGGACCGTGTTGAAGTAAACTAATCTCGTGATTACTTCCGCATTGTCTATATTTTCTGCTTCAATGTCTACGAATACCGTTTCTGACGAGCCTGGAACCAACGGCTGCGTGTCGACTATGATATAGTTGTATAGCGTCCCCCAATTTGTGGGATTATCTTTGTTGAAATAATGGTCAGATGTCAATGTCAAGACGGAAGCGCCCGATGAGAAGTCAGGGCCCTCAATCTGTATCACGCCCTCGCGGTCGCAGTACACTTGCGCCAGTCCTGCTTCTGCAAGCTTCCTTAAAGCCTCGCGGTGCGACTGGCTCTCAAAATATGCGTATGGAACTGTGGTCAAATCTAAATCAGTATCGATTACATATTCGCCAGTTTCAAGTCCTGCATCTGTGAGGACCAATTCAAAAAGGTCTAATAATGAATAATCCTCGTACACTTCACCTGATGAGAATGTAGACTGCCCGAGCATCGCTATCCTGTCGCGCCCTGTAGTCTGCGCCCATAGAGCATTCTCGGGAACCGTCCACTCGCCCGTCCAGAAAACACCTAACGGGGATAATTCTTCCTCATCTTCATATAAATATACCCGTACGCGCCTGTTCGGCTTAACTGCCCCGTAAAGCGGGGACATGGTGTTGCCCGCGTCAAATATCCTGTCTTTGTTGTAAATTCGGATATCAATCTCATTAGAGGATATGGAGCCTATCGGAAGCGAACCCTCCGACACTTCCCTTTCTTCTAATAGGTTGATTTGGAATATGTCGTCTCTTTCGAATGTCTCTTGGATTGAAGTATAAAACTCGGCTATCTTGACACAAGTGCCGGCTGTTGACCATTTTGTTATCGTAAGAACCTGTTTTACGACATCGGCAACTGCGCTTATAGTCTCGTTATATGTGACCGCAGAGTTGCCCGTGACTGTCTGCGTGTGCAGTAGAGTATTGGAAACATCATATAGTTTTACAGTAAAGTCTACTGGGTATTCGTTTCGCTTATCGTCACCTATTACTTTAATTGACTGTATCGGTCTTGAAGTGTGGGTTATCGTCAATGACGGATATGGCGATGAGAATTCGGCAGACGCGTCGGACGCCGAAGTGCCGAACCAGCCGACCTGTCCTCCGCCTAAACACCAGGTGCCGTCTAAAGCGCCTAATCCGTCAAGCAGCAAGTATTTGGCTGACATCGAGGTCACGGAATCCGCCGTCTGCTGTAGTGTGGCAATCCTGTTTACCTCCGTAGAAGTCACGGTTATGCTCTCGTCTAAAAACGGACTCGTGAAGTCTACCACTACCTTGCACTTTATATCTCTGACGGAAGCGTTATAACCCATTTATACCTCCTCCAGTACAACAGTCACATTCTGCTTTAATGCTGTGTTTAGCCTGTGCGTAGAATAATTCAAGGAAACCACCTGTACTGTATATGTATTGCCCTCGTCGTCGACATAAGCCACCTCCGCCCTTGACTGGTACGGGGTGTTGAATATCGTGAAACTCGCGGCGGTCAAGCCTTGATATTTGAATGTGTGCTGTATCTTAGTATCCTTGATGTCTGTTACCGCTTTGCCAGACGCTACCCTGTCCCTTACTTCAAGGATTATTGTTTTCTTTTCAACAGGCGTTATCGGTGACGGTATAGTGTATCCGTTTAATGTCATGCCAGCCCTCCTGCTAATCTGTAGCTCTCCTGCACTCTTACATTCTTGAGTTTGCGTTCAAGCTCCTTTAATCCCCACTCGTCAGCGACTAATGTGCCGATATGAAGGTGTATCTCGCTTTTCATTCCGCCCCCGCCTGTTACGTTCGCATCAAGGTCAAAGTCTGTAGGCACAGCTGCGGCCATGTCTCGGGAAACGTCTTTCATAACGTCTTCGAAGCCTACTCCGATTCCCAGTCCTAAATTTGCGCCGATTTCATCTGCGAACAGTTTACTCGGGGAGCCAATCTTGAAAGCGTCCTTAAACCATGAACTTATGCTTCCGGCCACATCCGTTATCTTGTTCCAGAGCCAGGATAGGCTGTCTTCTATGCCTTGCCATAAACCGGATATAAGGTCTCCACCCATGGAACTAAAGTTGCTTATTCCCGCCTTAAAACCGTTTATGAGAGCTTTTATAATCTCCGGGACGTTCTTTATAAGCTGCGGGATTGCTTTAATTAATCCCTTTCCAAGCTCAACTACGAGTGTGACGCCCATTATGATTATCTCCGGCAACATTTCCACTATGGCGGCTATAAGGCTTTCGATTATTACAGGAATGGCCTTTATGAGCTGCGGAATTGCATCAACCAAGCCTTTGGCAAGAGCCATAACCATTTTCAGTGCAGCCCTTATCAGTTCCGGCAGGTTATCAATCAACGTTTTAACTATGGTCATCACGGCTTCGATTATTGTCGGAATAAGCTTGGGAATTGAATTTGATATTCCGGTTATCAGCGCTATCAGAACATCCATTCCCGTTTTAATTATGTTCGGCAGCATTTCGATTATTGTATTCAGCAGCTGCATTACAATTTCAAACGCAGTAGTTACGATTGTCGGCAACTCGTCCAGAATTCCGCCGACAAAGGATTCTATCAGGGATCCCGCTGCCTTGGTCATTTCAGGTAGTTTATCGACGATTTCATTAGTTAGATCGAGCAGTGTTTCGCCAACTATTTCGCCAATCTTACCGACATCGCCCTCTGCATCCTGGATGCTCTTTGCAAAGGCGCCCATCTTAGCTGCAGCTTCCTCTGAGAGCTCTGCAAGTGCCGGAGCCAGGACCGCACCGACGTTGTTTTTCAAAGACGTCATAGCATTGTTCATGCGTTGGATACCGTCGTCAAAAGCTCCCAATTTTCCGAGCGTGTCTTCACTCAGGACCGCGCCCATGCTGTGAGCTTCGGCCGCTAAGTTCTTCATGGCATCACTACCTGCAGTTATCAAAGGCACAAGGTCCTGAGCGCTGCGTCCCAGAATGCTCATTGCTATGGCATCACGCTCGGTTGCGTTCTCCATAGTCCCTAACTTGTCAATTATTTCCCAGTAAACTTCTTCGCTATCCCTCAGTGAGCCATTGGCATCCGTTACCGAGATTCCTAATTTATCGTAGGCTTCCGTGTATTGCTTTGCTCCCATCTGAGCGTTACCCATTGCACGAATGTTACGTGTCATTGACGATGTTATAGTTTCAAGAGACACGTCAACGAGCTCCGAAGCGTACTTCATCTCCTGGATCTGGTCAGTGGTCAACCTGGTTGTTACACCGAGAGTGATAACTTCATCGGCATAAGCAGCTCCTTCTACTGCCATGTTTTTAAGCCCGACCGCTACAGATTTAAGAGCATTTCCTAACCCTTTAACCCCGGCTATGATAGCTTCGGCTATTAACTTGCCTTTTATAACATCACCAAGGACAGACGTCTTCTTCCCGGCATCATCGGCATTGGCACCCAGCTCTTTAAGGTCCTTACCTACCTCTTCGGTAGGCTTTTCAGCATCCTTCATAGCCTGCTCGTTCTTGTCTACTTCTTTGGTAAGTTTAGTGAGCTGAGCTTCGGCATTATTCAGGGATGTTCTCCAATTAAGAGTACGTTTATCGTTTTCTCCATACTGTTTTTCAGATTCGGCAAGGGCATCTTTTAATACAGCTATCTTCTCTGTCTGTTTCCCGATTTCCTTGTTCAGGACTTCATTCCTTGCTTTCAGAGCGTCGACCGATTTCGAGTTGTCGGAAAACTCGGCGGTGACTTTGTTCATCTCCGAACCTAAAACTTTCATCTCGCTGTTTATAGCCGATATAGCCTGTCTAAACTCTTTCTCGCCCTTTAGGCTGATTGAGGGTCCTATCCCTGCCATTTGTGCCTCCTAAAACGGTATAACGTCATCAATCGTTGGTTCCTTATCTATCTGCGAGTACCTTTGATTAGAATTGATAAGGCTTCTCTCTAAGTCAAATACGAGCTTGTATGCGTCGTACATCGATTTCCATTTCTTTATCGTCATTCGCCCGACCTCTTTCTCCGTGAACCCCATCTTCATGCCGATATGCAGTATCAGCGCGAAGTTGATTTCAACGGGTTCGTCGGGCGTTATGCGTTTGGGTCAGGTACCGGCACACTGTCGGTTACAGTTTTGGTGATAGCCTTTGCGATGTCTGTCACATTCGTTATCATTCTTCCTAATTGCTTCTCTGTAAGCAGTGTCCTTTTTTCCCCGTTCTCATTCTCTATTTCAATTCCCTCGTTAATAAATGTCACGAGAGTCCATTTAATGTCCTTTATCTGAGCCTCTCCTTTTTTCGGCTGTATTTTGTTCTGCCAAACGTCAAGGCTTCCGTATTTCTCCTGTATAGCTTCCAATACATTAAGATTGAATGCCATAGGAAATTCCACCCCTTTAATCGTTATGCTCATCTTTTTATCAATCATCATTTCCCTCCTTTAAGAAAAACAAGGGGAGGAGTACCCTCCCCTTATAGTTATGCTGTTATGATGTATTCTGCTTCCATAACTTCAGAATTTGACATTCCTGCTTTTACAGCTATTGCTTTAAGCATAGTTGATTCCTCGATGCTCAATGGTGTGGTGTAATCATCATCTGCATCAGTAGGCGTAAGCCCGTTGGTCGTGTAGTAGATAGTCGCTCCTGCTGTAGAACATGTCAATGCTACTGTCTGTGTTTCTTCGTGGGTTCCAGCCGCTACTGACGGAGCAGGTGTCGCTACCTGTGCGGTTATTCCTGCAAGATTATCAAGCCAAGCCTGTGCGAGAGCTGCTGTAGTGAATGTCTTTTCTTTCTTCCAGCCGTTTGTCGCATCGTCAAACAGCGTCCCTACTATTACAGGCGTGCCGAAAGCGATTGACTCGCCTTTTGTGGAATTCGCGTCTGCCGGTTCGCTGAACAGTACTTTGGGGAACCATACCGCCCTGTAGTACTTTATGTTGTTTACTATCTTGACTCCATAGAAGCCTACGCCTGCATATGCCGGAGTATCGCTTCCTTTGGCTGTCATTACCTCGCTCGCGATAGCGTGACCTAAAAGCGCGGACTGTACCGCATCTGATAAGTCGGTTACTCCGAGCGTGAGAGTGCCTGTCTTAAAACTTCTATCTACTTCTGCAAGCGAGTCGTCGCCATACAGTTTGCCGTCATTCATCTCGATTGAGATGTCAGCCTGTATCGCTTTGCCGATTACTCCTGCTGATGTAGCTGTTTTATAGACAGGATAATTCAATCCTATTTTTGCCATTTATTATGCCTCCAATTCTATTTCGCACTCAAAAATTATGTGGTGCGAGTTTGTATCTTTTTCGTAAAGCGACTGTATGGTCGGACAGGTAAACCCGTTTTCCATAAGCCTTTTTCTTATACTTTTCATAGTGTTCAGGTAGTTCTTCCCCTGTGGTAAGTACCAGTGAATCTGAAAGGCCGTTACATTTTCCGTCGGATTATCGTCCCCGTAAGCAGCTCCACGGTCATCGGAAATATTGAAAACAACATACTCTTTTTCCGTTTCCCACTTAGGATTGTGGTCTGCATAGGCCTTGATAGGCGCCACCGATTGAATAATCTTCTGGAATGGTGTCATATCAGCTCCTCCAGCTTCTCCTGCATATTTCTCTCAACATCAGCCTGCGAATCTTTCATAGCTTTCACTATCAGCGGTCTCGGTGCACGGTTCTTGCTGCGCACTCCGTACTCGATAAATGCAAGCTTGGCTGCATTCGATACTCCGTTGCGGTCCTTTCCGGTCGGCATTACATAAACACACTTGTTCCCCTCCCGGTCGGTTTTTACACCAGAAACCTTTATGCTTTTCACCAGTGCTCCTGTACCGCTTTTTACGGCCTCACTAACACCGGACCTAAGGTAAGGCACCATAGCAGCGCCACCGGCTTTAAGGACCTTCTCAATGTTTTTTACGTCAGCTAATTTGTTGAGCTGCACAAGGAAAGCTGTGTCGGGAAAATAAGTAAACTCTGCCATTACACCCTCCGATCTGAGCAAGTAAGCTCCCATTCTCCTTCGCCTTTTCGATAGGCCCGGACAATGTTATACTCCTTGCCCTCATGGATTAGTATCTTCTCGTCTGAGTATTCATTTACTGTAAACACAGCCGACACTTCTATTCCCGCTGCATGAGCGGAGTAGAACTCCGTCCTGGTAGCAGTCTTCTTGTCGGCCCACACTTCAACATCGTGGTTTACTTCTACAGAAAAACCGCTATCATCGACTTCGATCGTTATGCTTCGCAATGTAACTTTCTCGGAAAAGTACATCTATTCCTCCTGCTTATACTCTCCATAATACTGGAGATCGCTTTTCAGTTGCTCGTAACCTTGTCTGTTTCTCTCCGCATCCTCCGAATTGAGCCCAAACTTCCACCGGACGTAACACCGGACAGCCCCTAGAATGAGGCTGTCGGCTTCGTCATTTACCTTTTCTGCATCCAGTCCTATTCTCACAAGGTCAAGGCGGCATTCCTCGATGATATCTGTTAGCTCGGCATCGATATCAACATCGACCTTGCGCCTGACTGCTCGTCTTAGTTTTGTCAGATAATTTTGGGATACCGCCATTTCAACCTCCTAGATTACTATGAA